CCGCTTTCATATTTCGGTAACCATGTCAATATTAAGGATATTGATGGTGAAAAATTTAGCGGCCCATTTTTTTTTGGGAACTCACGGGACAAGTGAGTACCTTCCTGGATTAGACAAGGCCCAGGAGAGAGTTGAGTGTTCGAGGCTCTCCCACATATAGTGATATGTGGTATATTGTACGTAAGTACAATGTTTTAGTTTGATTAAACTATAAATAATCAAGAAGAATTTATTTTCTGACAATCCATTGAGGTTGTGTCCCAAGACTTTATGTATTAATACAAGCAATTGTATTCTATCTTTTAGGCCCATCAAGCTTTAAAATTAGGCTAGATATTTACGAAAATTTCCGTAGTAGAGAATTTTCCGAGTACATTATAAAACATGTGATGTTTATAATGTGTATATTGATAAAAGCGTATATAGGAGTGTTATGCCCTCTTTTAGTGAGCAAGTACTGGATTTATTTTGGATTTGGACGTGATCAGGTAATGAGTTTATACAACTATATATATTATCGTTCTTTAATAAATTAATAGTATTTCGTTCTCTATTTGGGAGAATTTCAATATATGCATTAGTAAACTAAAGGCATCGAGTGGAGGGATTTTATAGTAGACGTTCCCCTAACCCCGTACCAGCATAGGATTAACCACGCATATAGTGTTGTAGGAATTGTTCATGTTCTTGAAAGTTTATTTTACGAAATATTGACGACCCTATTTTAAAATTTACTAGTTTTTATATAGTCACTTTAGTACTAACTTTTTTGTAGGTTTAGAACCTTATATATAAAAAGATAACTAAAGAATTCCTTGTATTTTATGAAAATTTACGAAGTGCAAAGCTCAGCGAGCCCCCCGCATGCAGGAAATGAACAAAAGGAATTTTTAAGAGATGGTTTTAGAATGGTGAAAATTAACAGTTTTGTGAATGATTCAGGATTAGAGATCGTAGGAGTGTATCAATATGTTAATATGCCAGATCCTGAAGAATTATGGAATCAAATTAATAAGAGAAAAAATTTTGATCAATTTATGATTAAATATAAAAGTGGAAATTTATATGGAGATTCTGATAATTTGAAGATTAAAGAT